GTAAACCTTGCTGCCAATCCGGGAGCCGAATCCGACAAAAGCCAGGAAAGGATAATCGCCGATATATTCGCCTTTATCTTCGAAGGCGCAACCCCCACCGAAGGCGCAACCCCCACCGAAGGAGCAACACTTGCCGAAAGAGCAACACGCGCCGAAAGAGCACGCCCTGCCGAAAGAGCAACACTCGCCGAAAGAGCACGCCCTGCCGAAAGAACAACACGCGCCGAAAGAGCACGCCCTGCCGAAGGAGCAACACTTGCCGAAAGAGCACCACTCACCAAAAGAGCACGCCCTGCCGAAGGAGCGCGCCCTGCCGAAGGAGCACGCCCTGCCGAAGGAGCAACACTCGCCGAAAGAGCACTGCTTGCCGAAGGAGCAGCCCTTGCCGAAAGAGCACCACTCGCCGAAGGAGCACCGCTCGCCGAAGGAGCACCGCTCGCCGAAGGAGCACCACTCGCCGAATATTTGTATATCACTGTAATCCCCCGAGGGGCATTGTTTGATTCCGTCGATCACCTCAAAGGCGTCGAAATCCGCTTGTGTGTATTTTTTCATTTTCGTTAATCTGTTAAATTCAATTCGATAATCTCGTCGATCCTGTAATCCTCGATCCCGATACACTCCAACAGAGCCGGGATGCGTACAAGAGGTTTGGCCGGGTTGAAGTCGTAGCGGCCCGAAATCCGACCGTTGAGAGAGCTGATGATCCTACACAGCGACAGCACGATGTTGTAAGACCTTTGAGGAGCCTCCAACAGGATACAGCCGCTGATGGTCCGATACGCCTCGTCCGTCTTGTCGTTGTACTGCCGGGCGGCCCGGTCGTCGATCTTGCGAAGCATCGACCATGCGATGCCGTGAGCCTGCGTGACCAAAGTCTGGGCCTGCGTATAACGGCGTTTGGTTTCATGGTGGAACAAGCCGGATGCCGTGAGTTCGGACTCAAGGTCGAGCATCGCGTAGTTCAAGCAGCCGACCAGCGTAAGCATCCGCACCGCGAGCGGCACGTACCGCTCGTCTTCCGGCCGAGGACCCCGCGCGAGCAAGCGAGTGTTCATCCAGGCCGTATGTTTAATCAACATTGCCTGGCGGTAAGAAAGGTTGGTCATATAATCAATGCGTTTTACCCATAGTGAACCACTCGGCAGAATGAAGCCAGTGATAAAATTGTCGTTTTGTCATTTATCCAAATAATTTTGAACTGCCGTTATAGCTTCATTCAGTGTGCGAACAAGTACATACTTGTTTCCAACCTGTTCAAAAGATTTCTGCCATTGTTTTTGTGCTGGGGTCTGACGACTTCCTTTTACTTGGGTCTTAAATTCCAGTCCCAGTACACCAAACCCATCTCGGGGAACAAGTAACAGTAAATCCGCCGCTCCAGCCGTCATCCCTTCAGCTTTCATGATGGCCGCCTCGGTTTTACTTCGCAATCCACCATTGGGCACGCTCGTCAAATTCAAAGCATACTCGGGGTATTGAAGCCGGAACCAACGTACAAAAGCGCGTTGGATGTTCGATTCAAGGTGTTTCATTTGCGTAAACTGTTTCCATTAAAAGCGACCCGATGGCATAGATACTTGATCCGGTCGTATATCCGATCTCCATATCGGTCCTTGATCGCTTCGCCTGTAAGGTTCGAAGATATGAACAGAAGCGTATCGGGCTTGTCCTGTGCCTTGTTGATGAGTTCTACGACCAGATTACGTCGTGTCCCGAACTCTACTCGGTCCACCTCCACGCCCATATCGTCCAGTGTGATAAACTTGCGTTTAATTACGTCGTCGATATTGACACTCTGTGACCCGCAGTCCACGACCGTTACGATCCGGTTGGCGAACTTGCGTAGCAACATCGGAATTGCGTAGCGGACCAACAGCGATTTCCCGCGTCCGCAGTTTCCGAACAGTAGTAACCCTTTTCCGTTGTTTGCCGACAGCCATTCCGCTACCTTGTCGTATTCCGGCAACCAGACAAACCGTTCGCCCATAGCTCCCAGAACTGCGGACATCGCAGTCACCAACTCTTCTTTCGCATTCGGAATACTGAAGGTGAAACGGGCGCAAGGCGTAGGATTACCTTCGATTTTCAACTGTTTCAGGATTTCATCGTAGTTCATTGTCAGAAGTCTTCATACGTTTGGCCCGGTTGGGCGTGATAGTCCGTTGCCGGATGGCGATTTGCCGAATTGTCCTGGTCATGTGGAGGGAACAGCCCCGAATAGTTGTTGGCGATCGAGAAGTCCACGATACGGCGAGCTTTGGCCGCATCGTTGCCCGAAAGCGTCAGCAGGCGTACATAGCAACGCTGTAATCCGAGCGGTCGATAGGTCTGTCCGCGTTCAGACTTGTAAGCAAGCCAATCCGCCATGATAGGCTGGAACGCAGGTTCGACAGCCGAGAGATCTATATTACGCCTGGATTTTTTCGGGAAAAAGTCGTTTAACCACGTTTGGAAATAAACATTTTTCGCAAATTGAGCGCTGCGTTGCAATTTAACATAATCTATAACCAGTCCCTCCGTCTTTTTGCAAAAGTCCTTGTAGTCATCGGTAAGCGACTTGCGCTTTCCCTTGAACTTATCCCACAACGTCACAAATTCAGTCGGAATATAATCTTCTTCCCCCTCGGGGGGATATAAGGGGGGATTATTTATATCTTCGACGTAAGGAGAAGATATAATACTTTTCTTTACTTCGCGGCAAAATTCCGGAGTATTCGGCGATTCTTCCGGAAGTTTGGCTGTTTCTTCCGGAAGAATGCGGCAAAATTCCGGTATTTCAAGATTCTTGCGTTTCGCTCGTATGCAAGTGTCAATATATCGCCTTTGGATGGCTGCCGACGTTATGATCCCACGAGAGAGCAGTTCTTTATTGAAAAGACCCACAACACCGCAGTACCGAACAATCTCCAAAACAACCGACTCCTTTAACCTGAGGTATTCAGCCACGTTGAAGGCAGTACTTTCGTCCCACGCAGCAAAACAGCCTTTTACCCGGTATATATTACATAGCAAGTAGTCGTAAACCGCAATACCGTCACAACCGAAAGCCTTAACAAGCCGCCTTATCCGAATATCCAAATATCTATCCGTATCGACGCTGTAATAGCTTAATCCGACCCTAATATTGGCCATATCATTGTATTATTTCGGTGGTTTATCAAACACTTCAATCATCTTCTTTATTTACAATTTTAAGCGTTCTTTCTCGTAACTTATCATAGTCCGAAGGTTGTCGCACTGATGCTTGCAAGATGCATTGATGCGGTCCAACCACTTTTCTAAAGCATTCAGCTCCGAAGCAGAACTGTTCACCAATTTTGTCGCCAACGATGGAGACAAACTGATAATCGTTTCTTTTTCATCGTGAAACAACCTGGCCACCGCAGCGTCACGCATTCCGACAACCTCACTCAACAATTCACCGCTGCGAGCGTAGTAAACACCCAGCTGGTCCAAACGCTCTATCATGGCTTCGATATTGGGATTATTCATACATTCAAGAGCCATCTGAATATTCCGAGCTTCCTTCCGTATTTGTTCGATTCTTTGCATGGCGTTTAATTATTTTTTTATACAGGATTCTACCCATACGGATAGCATTTAGTCCTCGGATAGTCGAGGCATCGCAAAACTCCAGGTCACGCAGAATACGTACTATTTGCCGAATCTCCCAAGACTTGATTTCATAACCGATCATGGGATTCCGAATATTAGAATGGAAGATCATCTACCCTATCTGCCAAAGGCATATCCGCGATATTCTCCACTGTAACCGGTGCCGAAGTGAAGTTTATGGCCTTACCCCGGCCGATATAAACACGAGGTGCTTTCGCCTCTCTCTCCTCTTTAGTCTGACGCATAAATACCGAATGGGTATTTTCGTAGGAATCCGGTTCCCGGAGCTGCGAAACGCATACGGCGATATACTTCTTGCCATTATTGGCAACTTTGATCTGGTCGCGGGGAATATCCGAAACGCAAATCGATACATTGATAAGTTGTGACATAGCTACGGTTGTTTTTTGAATGTTGTTTTGATACTCGTTTTACTACTTCGAACGGGCGGGTAAAGCATCTCACCCGTTTCGGGATCGGCAAGCCCGGAAACAGGCAGTTGTCGAAGCATTGTTTCTCGCTCTTTAATGTCAGCTTTCAAGGATTCAAGAGTTGCGTACATATCATATAACTTACTGTCACCGCAATCCGCATAATCGTATTTGACACCGACCTCGGCTTCTTCCAACCGGCAATCCCCGAATTGGTGCGATTTCCCGTATTTGGATAATTCGCGGAGTGTGATGTCCCGGATCTCTTCATTATCCTTGAACGCCTTGATTGCCGCTTCCATCCTGCTGATATTGATATGGGCCGTTATCGGGTCAATATCCCCGTTTACGACAGCCCTGACCGCCCGAGAGGTCAATTCACTGACCGAGGCCGTTTCACAGAGCAATAATGAATTATTTTCCATGCCGAGCCATCTTATAAGAATTGAACAAAGCCGCATAACGTTTAAGCACGTCAGTATCGGCGTCATAAGATTTCAGAAGACGTGCGGCAATATCGAAATCTGCCGCATAGCCTGAAGCGGTCCATAAGTCATAACCCCAATTAAGCAGACAATCGCACTTGATCGGATCGTCAAGCATATCTGTCGTAATCCGATGTTTTGCCCGGGGTGTATCGGGCCGGGCCGAAGCGAGAGGGTCCGGAGCAGCTGCCGCGCATTTTGCTGACATATTGCGCGATTTACCCTTGAATACATCGGCACCAATCCCGAGCCAGGACCCGATCTTTGTCAAAGCATCGGTTGTAGCCCCCTTGTGGGCATCACCCAAATCTGAGTTATCGTTACCTCCATAACATTCATAATAGATACCATATTCAGGTATCTCGAACGTTACCTTGACAACCACCATCTTATTGTCACGGGCAACCTGTTCGGAGCGGACACGCCAGCTACCTACTCCGAACACGTCATTCAGACGCTCGGTAACGTAGATCGCTTTGATCGTGGACAAGTAGTTCTTTGTCGGATGCGGCGATATTGCCTCTGAAGGCAGCGGCCGATCCAGTAATCTTTTCTGTTCTTCGGATATTTTACGCAGTTCCATATTTTCAATCTCTATCGGTTATCACTCGTGATGCGAACTTTTTAGAATCGCTATACCGCATCATATATTTGGTTTCCTTGCGTATCTCGGCAGTCGAGAGTTGCCTATTCCAAGAACCCGAGGCAACAATGTTTTGCGGGCGGTCGATTTCGTAAATCTCGATTCTCGTTTTCATGTCAGCTATTTTAACAGTTCATTCAGTTTCTCCGACACCCGGGGAACCTCCTCGTCCGTGGCCGTACACCAGGCGCTCGCTATGCTCGTTTCTTCCCGTATCGGGACGTCGATCCATTCCGTCATTCCCATCGAATGCACCGCATCCTGTCGCTCGGCTTCCACCGTATAGCGTCCTTGCACCGCAACGCCGTGATATTCTATCTGAAAGTCGAAAGATTCCATAGGACCCGAAAATGTCCTTCGGGTGATGTAATCGGCGATGCGTTTGGCGAAAGTCCGAATCTCCTGATCGGTCAGATGAATTGTCGTTTGCGGCCGGTTGAAACGGGTGCTCTCGAAGAAGTAATACTCTCCGGAGGATTCATTCTGGGTGGACGGCGGCATTTGAGCCGTGTCGGTGACGTAGTAGGAAGTATTCATCGCTGTTCGAAAATTTCATTCAACAGATAGCGGGTGATCCGCATACGCCGGGGACCGGACAGCACCCAGTTGAACACCGCTGCGATCGGTGCGATCACAACGGCAAGCGTTATCGCGTGTGCCATAGCTGAATTAATTATTTGACAACTCGTTGTTTGATAATGATGCTGCCGATACGGCCGCATACATAGTTGTCGTAGAACTCGGTAACGGCACGTCCTATGGCCATCAATGGATGGAGCTCATCATAGACGCGAGATACCTCGACCTTGTGATCGTCGAGTGTTGTTCCGCTAATATTAACAAGATAGGTTTCGGGATGCTCTGAAAAGCCAACTCGCAAGAGTGGAGTTCTGTTCAGATACTTGTACGTAGGTGTAACGACCTTACTGTTCTTCGGGTCGATACTTTTGACACCTGTTGGCATAAGTAGATCAAAAGTTTGAATGAATATGTATATAAAAAGAGGACGCACCCCCTTCTGCGCCAACAGGTCACGACTACACGCGGTAGAAGTGCTACAGGAGTACGTCCATATTTGGACTACATTTCTATATACTTGTGGTCATGTAATCTGACCTGTTGGCACTACAAATATACGAAATCATTTTTTATCTTGCAATAACAAATAAGAAAAAGGCGTCGAAATCGACACCTTTTCAAAGTTGATGTAGGAATTTACTATGATTCGAACATCTCGTGAAACTTGACTATTCTATATGCAACGGGCTTATTTTGTGACGTCTCCACTTTAACGTCCACCACATATACCGAGGTTAGTGGATTGTCTTCTCCGTACAACATCATCCGCTTTATATTTTCATCGTCAAACAATACTTTCATTGCATGACCCGGGAAAATACTATCAATAACACCTCTGTTCTTGGCATTGTTTTTTATGTCGCTGCTGGCCTGCTGCCATGTCATTAGCACATTCTTGTGGATGTCGGTTTGCTCGTGTGCCGATAGTTTATCTATTTCTTTCCTTATGGCATTTTGTATTGCATTAGATTCAACGCTATCCACTTTCAATCCGATGTTTATATCTCCATTGATATATGTGCCAATATTGATTACAGCTCCATTATCCGCCGCAATCGGATTTACTAAATTGCCGAAATCTCGACAGTCGGAAATCGCCAAACCCGGATTATCAGCTCTTTTCCCTAAAAAGTACCTTATCGCATCTTTGCAATATCCGACAAAACCAATGATGGAATTGGCATTTTCAATGAATGGTAATGCAGCGACCGCCAAAGTGTCTATAAGCTCAACAATAACACACCCGCGCCGAATTTCTTTAACATACAACTTTGTATCGCTGTTTATGTTTTGTTCGGGATGCTTTTTGAGGTAAGCCACATACTGATTATTCAACGCGACGAGAGAACTTGTTAAATCCAGCAATTCCATCGGTTGTGTATCTTCAATATGAATATGTAGCCTAATATCCTGCATAACATCTGAGTTATTCATATTTCCAAAGATACGAAAGTTTTTCATTATGCAAAAAGTCCTTCCGATTATTTCTAAGCCGCGTTCAGAAACTTATTCACGAAATATACCTGCCCTTTCCCGGTTATTTTAGTCGTACATGAAACCAGAACCGAGCCGTCGGGCTTGTTGATCGCGGTTTTCTTCACTTCGAACAGCCCCAGTTCCATCGCCCGCTGCGTCGGCTGGTTGTAATATTCGCCTTTCGAACAGAGGTAGCCATTATCCCGCAGCCAGCCGAATAACCTGTTCTGACCGATATTGACTCCGTTCTGTTGGAGTATCTTTGCCAATTCCGCAACAAGACAGGAGCGTTCCGAGGTGGCGACAGCATCCGCGAACAGAACTTTCGGCTGTTGCTGTTTGACGGTATTTTCCGCTTCGATACGTTTTGCCCGCTCCTCTTTCAGATTGGTGGCCAACTGAATAAGCACGTCCGGATCGAGTAATGCTTCCTCTACCTTTTGAGGCGTGAGATAGCCGCCGTGTTTGCGGATCGTAGGGAGCACCTCCGAAGTCACCCACTTGCGGAAAGGTTTAGCGGTAGGAGCATCGCTGCGGAGTACAACATCGTACATTCCGCTTTCAGTAACGAATGTAGTTTGCTGTTTCCTACCGAGATTGTCGGTGGCGTCCATTTGGCGGACGTCATCATCATCAAGTCGCGCACGGACATTGCGATGATTGGTAATACCGAGAGCCGAGCACACATCTGCAAGGCAGAACACCGGCTCTCCGTTCACTTCGATTACTCTCACTTCGCCGAAGCGGTCATTCGTGAAAATCTGAATATCCATACACCTACCGAATTTCGACCCGATAGACACGGGGTCGGTTTTGGAGTTTATGTGCCCGGCGCCGGGACTTGTCGATCATCCGGCGCACCTTGCTCTTGAGGCGGTACCACGCACGCCAGAGGCGGCCCGCAAGCGTGCCCCACAGACTTTTGACTGTGCTTTCGGAAAAGAAGGTTTGCATGTTGGTAAAGATTTACTTGTGGATGATATTTGCTGTTATTCTGCTGCTTCGACAAACTCGCCGCCTTTCAGTTGATAGAAAACATCCTCCTTGAGCGATTTCCCATCGATCTGTGCAGACCTTACGCACACTGGTTTCAGATCCTCGCCATATTCAGCGAGGGTAATCCAGCTACCTTTCTTTGCCTTTATTTTTGAATCTATACCTATGGCTGCTACAACAGCATTGTTACCTTCGCTTTCGATCTTTGCGTGGTCGCCCGAGGAGCCGATCTTTGCGTGGTCGCCCGAGGAGCCGATCTTTGCGAGGTCGCCCGAGGAGCCGATCTGTGCGAGGTCGCCCGAGGAGCCGATCTGTGCGCCGTCGCCCGAGGAGCCGATCTGTGCGCCGTCGCCCGAGGAGCCGATCTTTGCGAGGTAGCCCGAGGAGCCGATCTGTGCGCCGTCGCCCGAGGAGCCGATCTTTGTGTCGTCGCCCGAGGAGCCGATCTGTGCGCCGTAGCCCGAGGAGCCGATCTTTGTGTCGTCGCCCGAATTAACATTGTCGGTCGGACCCTCTTTGATGCACTTCTCGTAAATGAAATCTATACCAGCTTTAATGAATCCTTTGAAATCGAGTTTTGCCCCGATGTGAATCTTTGTCGTCGCCGTTTTATCCGAGTCGGAATGACATCGCCCCAAAGCTGTTACATGATGCACAGGGATGAACTTGCATTCATCATCCAGCATATCACGATAGCTAAGGACAGAGAACGGTGATTCGCAGAAATGAAAGCCTCGATTACAAACTTTCAACTCAACATCCTCTTCGTAAGTCTTGCCCTCCTCGAATTTGAAGCCCAGGCAGGTCATATCTGCATTGAACCCTTTAAATCCATCGATATGTTTTTCTTCGCCGAACTCTTGCGGAAGCACCACGTTATCGCCGAACGAGACGCTTTTGAATACTTCCACAATCTCTTCGACCGAGAATCCAGCGATGCCGCATCCGATCTTGGTTACATAGAAAACCTTATCGGTATTGTACCGTGTATAGTCTGCGAATCTCCGTACCGATCGCGTCAATTCCTCGGTAGACACCTTGTCCATCTGTTCATCGAGCGTAGGGATAGCGTAGGACTGGCCCTGTAAGCCCTCGCCGTGCCCCATGATCGCGCCGAACTTCTCGACCGCGACACGAGCTGCGCCGCCAACGTGGTTACCGGCCTTATTACTGCCGAATACAAAGACCTCGTTCTGTTTTAATTTGGAAATGTTCTCTGGGGTAAATACTTTGTTTGACATTGCACGTAAATTGTTTTGATTAAAATTTGCACCCTGTCGTCATCGAAGACCACGACTGAATCGCAGGGTATATCGCTACCGGCTCCCCGAATTGCTCCGGATCGTCGCCTGCTTTTTGGTATTGATCGGCCTAATATCCGCCCTTCTGCGCCAAGTCGCTCGCCGGGTTTTACATCCCTTCGGATGGTTCTCGTATTTCAATGAACCGCTTATTCGTTCCAGCCTTTCTGCCTTGCGGCCGGGGTTTATGGCAGGCTTTAGGACCCCTACGGCTTCCGTGCCGTCCTTTGCGCCCGCACCGGGACATTCAACCCGATACGGACTTTGAAAATCCGCGCCCGGAAATGGCAAACTCAACTAATCTCAACTCTTAACTTTACTCGAATGAAAGAACGTTGGGCGCGGATAGTGCTCGGTTGATCCACTACCAGGGCCGACCAGTACAGCATAGAAGTACATATTAGTCACTGGTTCGGTAGTAGCCTATCTGTCATTTTATTTGCAGTTAGCACTTTTGGCGATACGCGCAGCTGCAACGGCCCGTCTGTCCTCCGGCAAAGTCGTACGGGATTCGATCCAAGCAAGAAGCTCCTTTTTGGAAAACACCGTGCGGCGTCCAATTTTCTTAAATGGGATCTTTTTTAGAAAAACCCAATTATAAATCGTCGAACGGGTGGTCGGGATACCTTGCTCCGCAATAAACCGCACGGCTTCTTCAACGGACAAATTATCGATTTCTACCGGTTCATTCTTACGCCTGAAATCGGCGAGCTTCGGCAAAATCGCCGCCACTTCGTCAGCGACAATAGAGCGCAATTCTGCGGGAGTGGTAATAATAATTGGCTCGTTCATAATACTTTATATTGATTAGGGAGTGCGGCCAGATTCGAACTGGCAAACATTCCACGTCTGGAATGCCTTTCAATCGGTTAGCTTCTGTTTGAACATCTGCGCTCTTCAGGGTGTACTGTCCATTAAGCGCATCGTGAGTACACTTGGTCTTTACCACTAATCGATTCGTAATACCATTCTACCACGCACTCTTTGTCGTTATTTGTCCTCCTTCTTCACTCGCAGCCGCTCAACGGGCACGCCCTTCAACTTGGCGATCTCGTCCATCGTCACCTCGACGATCTCCTCCTCAGGAGCAGGATCGACAATGAGGCGGAAACCATCCTCGTATAGCTCATCGCAGGTGTAGTTAGTTAAAGCTCTCCTTGTATCGATAAATTTGCCCACTATGAGTTCTCCGAAGCGGAAGATAACATCTATAGTTCGGGATGATCCGTCTTTTTTTCTGAGTCGATCCCCCACCTGCCAATCCTTGTAGGCTTCGATCTCTTCGGCGGTTATAGGAATAACCCGGAAATCGGTGACCCTGACATTGGGACGAGCAAAATCTGCTTCGGTTCCAGAGTAAACATACCATGCATATTTATATCCTTTTTTGTCGATGCTGTGAAACCCATTTTTTTCATTTTGGCATAAATACACACATTTATCTACCACTCGAATTATCCCTGTGGCAAGAGTACCATCAATCTTACACCGGAACCTCCGGCCTTCGCAGCTAAGTAAATCTTTCATCACATTCTTTTTTATTGGTTTAATACTTTCAATCGGCCGGAACAAATCCTCCGACATTTGGTCTATGATCTTTTCAATATCTTCCCACACGAACGCCACCAGCCGGTCTGTGATATTTGTAATATCTTCCGTCATGAGCGCCAAGTGTTTGCATGTTTTATCGGTCGCTTGGCGTTCCCGCCACCATCGCCACGGAGTTTTCATAACTTATCCTTGTATTGGATTGCGAACTCAGCCAACGAATGTACCTCGGCCTTACGGAAGGCGTCGCGCTTCGTTGTGCGCACCGTCTCGGGCGATATGTAAAGCATATCCGCGATCTCTTCATCGCCCATCCCCTCCATATAGAGTTTCATCACTTCCTTCTGCCGCTCGGTCAATCGGGTATCGAACTCGGGGCTGCATATAATGCCGGCATACTTGCATTCGCCTTTGATCGGACAACTCACATCCTCAAAGGTGAAGCGCCCCATCCCGTCGATGTCCTGCCTGTTGTCCAACCGTCCGAAATTGCAGCGAATAAAACGGTGGCAGATCAGGAACCGGTAGTAGTTCACGTTTGCACGGCTCTTGCGGTAAATCTCGGCGAGAGCCTTGAATGCTTTCGGATATTCGGTCTCGATGCGGGTAAACAATGCCCCTGTCAGCATCTTGTCTTCGGGCTGGTAAGTATGGACGCCTTCGGTATCGCGTACCATTACCCCTCCCTCGGGATCGTTGAAAAACTCTATATTGCGGATCGTTTGCATATGATGTATTAGTACCGATTCAACCATTCTAATTCCGTCCCGACCCAATAACTGCCGCTCGTACATTTATACGCATGATAAAACCGGGCATCAGTACCGAGTGTTGCGATATATCGTTCTGCCGCACATTTCGTCTTGTGAAATCTTTGAATACGTTTCATATTATCTATCTGTTGTAAAATTCCACGGGAAAGAGGTTGTCGGCGGTATAGCTGCTATCACCGGAATGACGGCGGATGATCTTGGCAAGTTCTCGTCGCTTCAGCATATCAGGCCGGACGTTGCCTACGCGGTAGTTCCATAATTGAGTGTCGCTTCGAATACCGATAGCCTGCTTGCAAGTATCACAAAGTCGCTTGCGTTCTTCAAGGTTAGTGATACTTTGAACATACCGTTCGAAGGGTAAAAGCAATGCTACAGCATTGTTACCTCTTGATTTTTCGCTATTTGTAATTAAATTTGTCATACAATAATTGAATTACAATGCAAATATACTAAAATATTTTAGCACAACAATAAAATATCAAAGTATTCTATATTGGAAATATTTATACTTATATGTAGTATTATAAAAATATCGCGACATGAATGAAGATTTGAAACATAAAGCCATAAACCTACTTAAAGAATTGGGCTATACGGCATATCGTATATCGCAGGACACGGGATTATCCCAATCGATTATAGGTCAATGGTTAAGTGGCAAGGTAGAGCCGAGTGAAGCAAATGCTAAATACATACTACTATATTATAGTAATCGCGAACCCTCTATTTCAAGTATGGAAGATCAAAAATTCATCTCGTTTTTCGAGAAAAGAGATCGGCAATACGAAATAATATTGACCCAAAATTCAGAAATCATCCGTCAAAACGGAGAAATACTACAACGCGTGCTCAAATATATAGACGATAATAATTCAAAATAAACCAACTCTATGGACTTTAAAGACGAACTTCTAATCCTTGCTGAGCGCGTCGGCAAACTCAAAGACAATGTAAAGACGGAGGAGGCAACAAAGACCTCATTTGTCCTCCCGTTCTTGCAAGCACTCGGCTACGATATTTTCAATCCGGAAGAGGTTACACCCGAATGTATTTGCGACTATGGAACGAAGAAAGGCGAAAAAATCGACTATACCGTATGTATGGACGGCGAGCCGATCATGCTAATTGAGTGTAAACATTGGTCGGCTGACTTAAGCAAATACAAGGCGCAACTATTCCGCTACTACCATGTATCGCAGGCCAAATTTGGAGTACTAACGAATGGAATCAACTATCAGTTCTATACAGATCTGGACACTCCTAACAAAATGGACGATAAGCCGTTCTTTGAGATAGATATGCTTAACTTAAAGGATAGCCATATTGAGAAGTTGAAGCAATTCCGACATGACCAGTATAATACGTATATGATACTCAATTCCGCCACAGAAATGAAGTACATAAATGCGCTTCGGTCATTGATTGTCAAGGAAAGTAGTAATCCATCCGATTTATTTGTGAAATTTATGACTAAACAGGTTTATGACGGAGTGGTAACAAAGAACATCATTGACGAGTTCCGTCCGATGATTCAACGGGCATTTCAACAGTACACGAATGACTATATAAACGAAAGGCTTAAATCTGCCATTACGCCTGACGTTCCGTCGGTCGAGGTGTCCTCAAATGTCTCCACGGAGAAATCGGTTGCAAATGAAGAGGATATGCAAGATGGAAATAAGATAGTGACCACTGATGAAGAACTTATGGGATTCTACATCGTGCGAGCTATTCTCTGTAATACCGTTGATCTTGATCGGGTCGTAGATCGGGATGCGCAGTCATATTTCGCTATCCTTTTCGATGATAACAATCGAAAGCCTATTTGTCGCTTGCATTTCAACGGAGGGAAAAAGTATGTTGAAACGTTTGACGAGGAAAAGGAAGGAACAAAACATTTAATTACAGCACTTACTGACATTTACAAACTATCGGACCAACTCATATCAACCGTTAAATTTTATCTGAAATAAAGGAAGCCCCAAATCCGGCGGGAGAGGCCCGGCCCGCCGAAAATAGAACGTGGAACTAACTAAACAGCATATTGCATCTGGAAACCTTACTGCGGAAAGAAGATATAAAGGTCGCCGATAAACTGATGGAAGACCTTAATGTTCGTTACGATAGGCTGTTTGCGTCGATTTCAGGCGTTTCTACAGGCTTTCCGGCTGCTCCGACAGATCTAGGGGTCAAAAATCCCCCCCCCATAAAATTGGAGCTAAAATAATGTATATCAATGAATTACAAAAATATATTGTAATTCAGACACCTGATAATAAGCATTCAAAGAAGAGTTAAAAAATAGGAGCCGATGCAAATTTCAGATTGAATTACTATTCAATGAACCTTATGATAGCCAAACTACAAAAAGGAGACATTAACATTGCCGACGTTTTTCTAAATGAATTATCAAGAAATCCGGCCTATTTTAATATGGATGCCGTCAAAACATTAATCCCAAATGAAGAACAACGGATGCGAATACTGCGCGTTCTTGAAGATCATATGGTCATTGAAATAAAAGGGGGTGGAATATGGTTAAAAGCTGCGGCTAATTTATCAGTGTGTAAAGACCAGGGAGGATGTGCAGTCATCTATAACGAACAACGCAAACAAGAAGAACGGGATAATTTAGAACTTCGCAATTTAAAAATAAGTAGGCGCGAAGCGCATTGGGCTATTGCATTAGCTATCATATCTATTTGCGCCTCTCAATTTTGGGGACACACTATTTTTGAATGGACTTGGATTGCAATGCAAAAAATCAGTAAATTACTTTTTTAATCTGTCTTGATTCAATATTCTACACAGAACATTGTTTAATCCAGTATAAGTATCACCTGTCAATTCAATATTAGTTCTGCCCCAAAAACGAACAAGATAGATCAAATACACAATCAACGCAATAATCACGAATAGCAAAATATAAATCCAAATCATAGCTTCAGCGTTTTTACAAATCTCGGAACTTTCGGCACAACTTCAAAAAAATAGGCTCATTATTTTGCGGGGGGGGGAATTTTGTAACTTTGCAGCATCTAACCAATACAATTTATGTTATGAAAAAATTTTTACTTTTGATGGCTGTTATTTGTGCAGTTACTTTTATGGGGTGCGAAAAGGATGAGCAAGAATCGTTCAAGTTCGACATTGAGAATCTTTATGGCACATGGCAGGGAATTGCCATACAAAGTAACGGCGAATGGATAGATATAACCCAACCGCCACACACAAATCTTGCATTCTCTGTTGTATTTTATGAAAATGGTACATATTCGGGAAGCGGGTATTTTGGCAACGGTTCAGGAACATACAAAGCTGAAGGGGATATGATATATACTTATATAGACGGGGAAGAATTATACAGATACAAAGTACATTCTATCTCAAACGGAATTGCCGAAGTGTCTATGGGTGTAGCAGGAGATAATATAACACTGGAAATAAAACTTCAAAAAAAGTAATCAGATAGGATATATGTTTCAAAACAAAGGCGAGAATAAATCTCGCCTTTGTTATTCCCTACAAAATCATTATATTTGCATTGCTAAATCAAAATGCGATGCAAACATATCCAACCATATTGGGTATTTTGTATCTATACATACAGTTAAATTTAACTGCGTCGAGTTCGGTAGCGGAAACGCCCGACGGCTTGCATTTTGAGCCGAGCAACTCGTAACGCAGTTTTTTATTGCTAAATCAAAATGAAAAAGCGCATCGAACGCATGGGCCGCATCAAAGCGGCAATTAAACCCATGTACTGCGTCCCCAAGCGCAGCGACCTATCGTTAATCGGATCGGCTTTCGAGGCCGCAGGTTTCCGTTGTGTCCGGATCCGCACCGAATGCGAGGCCGAGCACCGCACCAAAGGTGGTGATCCCCGCCGACACGGGATGCTGGTTCTCGACGGTGACCGAGTGATATTGGAGGTATTGCGGTCGAGACCGACTAAAAAAGATAATCAACTCACAATCCCGCCTCAATCATGAACCGAGAAAATGACATATCGAACCGTACCCTATTTTTGATTCGGTCGGTTTGAAATGATAAACAGAAAGCCGAGGGAACTCGGCTTTTTACATTCTCGCATCATATATCTTTTCTACATTCAGCTCCGTTCCGGTCAATGTAAAATATATATTCTGGAGCTGGTGCAGATACTTTATGGGCACATCCACATTGCAATCGTCGATTTCGTCTTCCACCTGCCAACAGAACCCTTCTTTTTTAGGAGATAAACATATCACACGGGGGATGATATAGTAGTCAAATCGTTGGTAACAGTCGCTAAATTCTTTCTCAAAGCCGCATTTTTCCAATAACGTTGGAGTCAAACGTATAGGCCTAACATCTCCTAATACTACTTTATCTAAAATCTCATGATAAAATCCGGCTTCCTTAATTAGCATCTCACCATGAAATAACGTCATGTCTGCACGCGTAATTTCTGCAATATACCCAATTCGCTCAAGATGGGGGTTATACACTAAATTGCCTATTCGAAATGATCGAATATTCAGAGACGGTTCCATATTACATTTCATATTCTAAAACGCATCGAATTCGATGCGTTTATTACTTTAGTTTCATTTGTGTTTTTAAGTTGAGAACTATTTATTCCTCCTCGTTTGAGGTGTCGCATGTAATCGGTTTCGTCGATTTTACCGCTGAAGTAAGGTGCGCTGTTTCGGGTGGCGGATTGTCGGGCAACGTTCCGAGGTATTGCCGAGCGTTGAGGGGTGATACGACAGAGTGTCCGAGTTGGCTTTCGAGTTGTTGTCGGGCAACTTTAGCTACTGTACCGCCCCGTTTGGCGACGTTGGCGTTGGCCTTGAAACCTATTGGATTTTCGTTTCGGGAAAGTTCGGTAGCAGAGGCCTCGGCCAATGAGTTCAACAGCAGTTCGACATTGGTCATATTATCCCGCAGGTTCTCCTTTTTCAACCCCTTGTAACGTTTGTAGGCTTTCGTGGTACGTCCGGCCCACTCCTTCGTGATAATGTCCGTAAGGGTGGCATATTGCGTTCCATCAACGCCCCCGCGTTTCCACTCGTCAGTGAGAAGTTTACGGACTTCGATACTTTTCAAGCGTTGGTTAATCCATGTATCCGAATATCCAAGGCGTTTATAATCGGCTACGGCCTGCTCAATAGATAACTCAGGGTCTTGCATTTGGTCGAGGCGGTCGCTTGCCACCTGCGCCATCCATTGCTTGAAAGGCTCGGCTTTCTGTGACGGAATCGACTGGATAATCCGCAGGACGGTTTTCACATCTCCGGCCAGCGTCTTGCGCATCACTCCCGTTTCTGACCTCATGGCTATCTGGGGACAATTTGTCCCCACGAACGAGGCGAGCGCTTCATCCCGCTTGCGCATCTTCTTGAAATAATCGGTCGGATTCACGGTGTCCGTCAGAGCGGAGATCACGTCGAGAACGGAAAAATACCACGTCTCCGTCCGCTCGTCCCAAACGGTGCGCACCTTGCGGTCCTCGAACAACTGTATGGCCTGCTTTTGTGTCATAGGAATGTAGTTTTATTTATTCCTTTTCTTTTATCTCCAGCACCGTCCCGCACTTGGGGCAGGTGATCGTATTCGTCGGCTGAGGGGCCGGCCGTTCCTCCTCTTCGAAAAAATCCGAGACGCTGCACCCTATTGCATCGGCAATCCTCTGCAATTGTGCTACGGGGTTCCGGTCGCCTTGTTCACAATAGTAGTGTACAGTCTGACGTGATACGCCCAATCGTTCAGCTAACGATACCAGGCTGACCCCGTGCGATTTACACGTCTTTTTGATGTCTATTTTCATGATGTTATACGATTATATTACAAGACAAAGATAGGCAAAAAACGGAGAAACGCAAACAATCATGCTACATAGTGGGGTGTATTCCCAATTTTTGCAATATATTTTTTTTACACTTTTTCGATGAAATGTTTGTTGAAGTAAAATATTTATATTACATTTGCAACAGCGAAAGAGATAAAAGCAATATAAATATATTACAGTTATGACAACCGCCACGCATACCGAGCTTATGAACATCGCCAAAGACGCCGCTACCTACATCAACCGCCTGGGCGGTGAATGCGACACGACTGATGACGATTTTGAATTACATGCAAGTTTTTATCGTTTTTGCGATGTGTTAGAAAGCATTAGACTTTATACATCTTTACCTGTAAAAAACAAAATTAAACCGATCAAAATCAAAGATTGTGACGATATATTTTTTATGATTGGGCGAAAGATAAATGTAGAGGTCAAAGTCAAAGAACAATGTGGCAAGTATCAATTATATATTTTGTCTAATAATGCATTCAAAAGATTTGAGAAAATGATCTCTTAAATGTTGGCCAGCCGTTCGGGCGGCTATAAACAGACCTCAGGCCCGAAGCGTGGCGGCACCTGCCGCCGGTGGTAAAAATGAAAGATATGAAAGACATAAAAATTGGCGACCCGGTGAGATTCGGACGCAATACTGGTGAATATCGAGGACAGTTCGATAAACTGAATATCGCAATGGTACTCGTTGGCAATAGGCTGTATTATGTTACATTTGAAAAAATTGAAAAGCTATGAAGACAAGAAAATCCTTCAAGGTGAACAGAGAGGCTGCGATCAAAATCGCAATGAACACAAACGGCATATCACGAGAGATCGCCGAGAAATACACAGACAGCGAGTTGAAAGAGTGCTTGCGACTACTCAAACTAAAAACCAACTTTTAACCTATATAACAATGAAACGAACCGACCTTTCCATCATCATGCGCACGGCGTGGCAGATGTGCCGCGCGACGGGTGTAACCTTTGCTGAGTGTCTGCATAAGGCATGGCAGGTGTTCAAATTGAAGATAAAGATGCGCGCGGGCATCGTGCAGTTCTTCTACCTCAAATTGAGTACGGGTGAATTGCGACAGGCATTCGGTACGCTTAAGGACGACTTATGCCCCGAAACAAAAGGTGACGACCGTAAGCCTAACAAACACCTCGTAACCTATTACGATACGGTTGCCGAGGGCTGGCGGTCATTCAGAATGTTCAACTTTGTAAAAGTTATATAATATATGAAACCAACGATGTACGTAGAAAAACGCAGCGATTTGACATTACTCAAAAAGGCATTCGAATTGACGGACGCGACATGTCACCGCACGCGGCTGAAGTGTGGGTGTAAAGCCTACAAAGGTGCAGACAACAATCGCGACAGCCTATTGATCGTCAAATATGACGCAGTAGTGCTTGAGATTATCCGCTGCAAAGGGTGTGTGAAGAAAAGACCTTAAAAATTGCAGCTCTCAATAAAAAATCGTATTTTTAATAAATAATTCAATAGTAAGATTTGCATAATGTGCCGAACGTGTCCACTTTTGCATCGAACAGATATATGCGGGGTAGTGCAGAGGTTACCACGGCGGGTTAGTGTCCCGCAGGCGCAAGTTCGATTCTTGCCCCCGCTACTAATGAAATTTACGGCTATGAAAATTTTAACGCTTATCATCAAACAAAAATGGTTCGACGCCATTTTGTCGGGTGAAAAAACGGTCGAGACCCGCGAAGTACGCCCGACCAACACGAAATACATTTCATACCGAGACAACAACACAGGCAAAGTCTACAAGAAAGACAGTGACGTGCCCGAATCGGCGTGGGACAGCGAGAAGGGCGTTGATACGGTTATCAACCACTACGATGCCATACAGTTCTGGGTAGGTTACGAAAAGAATCGCCCCGGCGCGCTGGTCGAAGTCAAAGGCGTCGAGCTGGTAGATGTTTGCGACGAAGAGACGAAAGAGCCGATTGTGTACGAGCACAACGGTAACGAATATACCATGACCGAGATCGACTACCACCTCGGTAAAGTAATTGAGAAAATGAATTGTTAAACCCTTAAAATCATTGCCGCACTCGAAGACGAAGACAAAAAACAGGGGCGCAAATATCAGCACAAAGACAGAGGCTTGCCGATGAAGCTGCTGCCAGATACGGGACTTATTTTACCGAACGTAATCTAAGAATCGTTGAGGCTTATAATTCAGTAATGAGAGATTATACCAGAAGGCAATCTGCCGCCCGAGGCCTTTCCGTAGGTTAAATCATATTGTCAAACTTCTAAAATTCAAGCTGCACTCGAAATTCAGTAAGAAATCGAATCAATCGGACGACAGGCGCTAGCCGTGTTCGTTATCGTGCACGCGACATTCGCGCCGCCTTTGGCATGGCAACAGGTTAATCATGACCCCGATAGACCATGCAAACGAAGTGATTGCCTCTGTCCGTCAAAAAACGGACAGGGCGATCCTTTTTTATTCATGTGGCAAAGACAGCGAGGTATTGCTCGACCTAATGGCTCCGCACTTCAAAGAGATCGTTTGCGTGTTCATGTATTTCGTCAAGGGCCTCGACCACATTGACAACTATTTGCGAGCAGTCAAAGCTCGTTATGCCAATGTTACCATACTGCAAGTCCCCCATTGGACGTTGACGCGTGTTTTGCGTTGTGGGCTATACTGCATTCCTAACCCCAATGTAAAGCTGTTATCGTTGAAAGACGTTGATGAATCCGTCCGGATGAAGACGGGAATATCTTACTCTTTCTATGGAATGAAGCAGTCGGACGGAATGAATCGCTGTCTTATGTTGCGCGGATACGAGAACGAAGCTATAAGCAATACGAACAAGGTATATCCTCTATCCAAGTGGAAGAAATCGGACGTCATGGCCTACATCAAGGCAAAGAAACTGCCTGAACCCATATCCTACAACAAGAACAAATCGCAAGGTCTGACGTTTTTGCCGGAGGTATTCGATTACCTCCGCCGGCATTATCCGCAAGACCTCGAAAAGATTTACAAAGTATTCCCCTTATCCCGAAATATATTACTGCGATATGACGAAGAGAAAAGAGCAGCAGCCCAAATACAAGCAAAGTGAAACGGTCGTAATCAAGCGATCACAAATCAACTTTGCTCCATACAATCCACGCAAAGAAGACCCTGAAGTCATCAAGAAGCTCAAAAAGAACTTTAAAACTGTCGGCTATCTGGGCGGTATCGTATGGAATCAGTTGTCATCTTATCTGGTTTCAGGGCACAAGCGCGTACAGACGCTTGACATCATCAACAATTACGACGGGACACCTGAAACGGATTATGAGATCAAGGTAGAAGCTGTAGAGTTAGACGACAAGACAGAGCGCGAACAAAATATCTTCATGAACTCGCCCTCCGCAATGGGAGAATTCGACATGGAGAAAATAAAAGTACTTGTACCGGAAATAGACTATAAAGCCGCTGGCCTTTCTGAAGCAGACATGAACATATACGGTATATCCGTCATGCAGGACGAAATAAGTTCAGAACTGTCTGATACGTTAGGTGATTTCGAAGAGATACAACGACCGTTTGAGGAACGCAAGGCCGCGGTAAAGGAGATGAAAGAACAGATTCGTCAACAGGCAGAGCAAAAAGCGGAAGACATCGAATCCTATGTAATGCTCAACTTTAAGTCTTATAGGGCGAAATCATCATTCATGCTTCGGTTCGGGTTCAGGCCAGACGACAAAATAATCCCCGGCGAAATGTTCTCGGATATGGTTGGACGGGTCGAATAACGACAAAAACGACAGTATAAAAAATGGCAATGCCCTCCAAAAAACCGAAATTAGATACCTTTCGCAAGGTTGCAAATGCTTGCGGCGGTATTTTGTCAGACATAGCTGCTAATTTAGGTGTAGAGCGTAGCACAATTTACACATGGTGCAATGATGATGAGCAATTCGCCCAAGCCCTCGAAGATTCCCGTGAACGGTTCGTTGATTTGGCCGAAAGCAACCTGCGTAAATTGGTTGCCGGCGTTCCGGCCATCGAAAAGGACGAGAATGGCGAAAAGAGATTTGCCGGTTGGATCGAACGTCCCTCCGAAACAGCGATCATTTTCACTCTCAAAACACGCGGAAAAAAACGGGGATATGTAGAACGTCAAGAGGTTACAGGAGCAGATGGTGCCGAACTTATTCCACCTCGCACTCTCTCTCCCGAAGAGGCAAGACAATATGGGTTAAAACTTAACGAAGAGTATTAACGCACTACTCCGATTCGCGACATAGACATAGAGCGTACCTTCTGTCTTTCCGGTATGCTGAATTTCACCCGTTACATGTTCAAGCATAAGACGGGGATGCGGTTTATTGTCGGCGATCATCATCGCAAAATATGCGAAGCTCTTGACAAAGTCGTCCGTGGCGAAATAAAGCGTCTTATTATCAATATTGCGCCACGATATGGCAAGACCGAACTTGTCTCTAAGAACTTCATCGCCTACGGGCTGGCGTTAAACCCCCGCAGTAAGTTCATACACCTATCATACTCCGATGATCTTGTTCTCGACAACTCGAAAGAGATCAATGAAACGGTACAATCAGACTACTACCAGCGGCTTTTCCCTGAAGTAGTCGTCGAAAGCAAGAATGCTAAAAAGTGGTATACATCCGTCGGAGGCGGACTGTATGCAGTAAGTGCAGCAGGACAGGTTACAGGATTTGGTGCAGGTCAAGTAAATGATCCGTATAGGGAGCGGCGCGAAATGGGTGATTTTATTCCTGCGTGGGAAAGCGATTTTGCGGGAGCTATTGTTATCGACGACCCGATCAAACCGGAAGATGCACTATCCGAAACGATCCGCGAGCGAGTGAACAATCGCTTTGAATCGACTATCCGCAACCGCGTGAACTCGCGCAATACGCCTATCATAATCATTATGCAACGGCTCCATGAGCACGATCTATGCGGCTATCTTCAGGAGATCGAGCCGGAGGAATGGACGGTACTTTCGTTGCCCTGCATCTGGCATGACGAAAACGGACAGGAACAGCCTCTCTGGGAATTTAAGCATACGCTGGAGGAACTGCACAAAATCGAGAGATCGAACTCATTTGTCTTTGAAACGCAATATATGCAGAACCCGAAGCCGCTGGAAGGTTTGATGTATGGAGAGTTTAAGACATACGACATAATTCCATATGCAGCATCTATGAAGCGAAAGAACTACACGGATACCGCTGATACCGGCAGTGACTATCTGTGTTCTATTTGCTATACGGAAACTCCCATCGGCAATTTCGTGACGGACATTTTATATACACAGAAACCGATGGAATATACCGAGCCGGCAACAGCCGAGATGCTGTCCCGAAACAAGACGGAGATCTGCTACGTCGAGAGCAACAATGGCGGCAGGTCTTTCGGGCGCAATGTTGAGGCGCAGTGCCGAATAATCGGTAACAACTTTACATCGTTCAACCCATTTACGCAGACCGCCAACAAAAGGGTGCGTATTTTCACGCGATCGAATGAAGTGCAAAACCTTATTTATTTTCCGACCGGATGGGAGCACAAATGGCCGGAGTTCGCCTCGCATGTCAAATCATACCGTAAGCAGCAGGAGTTCAACAGCCATGACGACGCCGAAGATGCCCTGACCGGAGTAATCGAAAAGCGGGGGTATTTCAACAATGAAGAAGATTTAGACAAAGAGGATTTAGGAATTTGGTAAAAAGTACGGATATGGGATTTATAGACAACCTACTCAATGCGATACGCAATAAATATCTGAATGCAACCGGCGCAGAACGTGATCTGCTTACGCTTATCAAGGACAAAGACATTACACAGGCTCAAACACTTATGCAGAATCGCGATACGGAGGTTTTGCAGGCGATTCAGGAATATAACCCCGAACTCCACCGTATTATGCGAAAGGCCGATAAGATGCGGAAAGGCCAGGAGCCTTATCGTACCGAGAAGTTGCCTCGTGCACGACAGAAGTACATCAATGAGGTGGAACTATTCTTTCTGCTCGGGAATCCGATACAATGGAAGAAGGTGAACAACGAAGGTTCGGACGAGGCTTTCGAAGCATATAATCAATTTTTGCAAGATACACGATTCAACGTTTCCATGCGTAAAGCAAAACGCATTGCGGGAGCAGAAACTGAATGTGCCAAGCTCTACCACATCTATCGGGACGAGAATTTCCAACCGCAGGTAAAAGTTGTGGTAATTTGCAAGTCGAAAGGATACACCCTACGTCCATTATTCGACCTATACGAGAACCTCATTGCATTCGGGTATGGGTACTACCTTAAAGAGGGGACATCAACTATCGAGCATTTCGATATTCAAACACCTGATACGATCTACCGATGCAAACGAGGATCTCTTAATTGGGAGGTTATTGCAACTCCCAATCCAACCGGAAAAATCAATGTTATCTACTACCGACAGGATAAAGCGTGGGGAGGCCTCAACCCCCGCATAGACCGCGAGGAGGATATAGACAGCAAAATATCCGACACAAATAACTATTTCGCAGACCCTATCGCCGCAGCAACGGGCGATGTCGTAGATTTTTTGAAAGGTCGAGCCGACAAGCCCGGGAAAATGATTCGGATGACCGGAGCGGATTCAAAATTCGAGTACATCAATCCACCGACCTCTTCCGAGACGCAGCAACGGGAAAAGGAAGACCTCGCGCAGTCCATCTTGTTCGACACTTTCACGCCCGAGTTTACACCCGAGAAAATGGCTGGGCTGGGAACTTTGTCGGGCGAAGCGATCAAACGCGCGATGGTACTGGGATATATCAAGCGCGAAAATAATAAAGAGATATACGACATAGCCGTAGATAGGGAGAAAAATCTTATTCTCGCTATTATGATGAATGTAACCCATATTCATTTGCGTCCTGATTTGGCTGCGCTCAAAATAGAACACGAATTTGCCGAACCGTTCAATGAAGATGTCACCGCACGTTGGGCGGCTATAGGCCGTGCTGTGCAGGATGGCGTTATGTCGCTGGAAAAGGGCGTTGAACTAATGGGAACGGCCGATGATGTTACCGCTGAAATCGAGCGAATAAAGCAAGCGAAGGCAGAGGCATCTATGAACAATATTATAGAGCCAACATTCTAATTCGAAACGATGCCCGGATTGAATTTGAAAGCCGCCCAATGGGAGCAACAGCACAAAACGCATGTCGAAGAATATCTACGACAGATAGAGGCTTTGTATGATGTGGCCTCGGATGAATTGATTCGACTGGGAATGGGATATAAATATCAACCCAATACGGGGCGATTGTTCGCCTTCTCATCAAACAAAAGCCGTAGTAAACAAGCCGATGCCTCGTTATCTTCATTCCGAAATAAGTTGTCCACTATAATTACAGCGGGGATCACTTCGGAATGGTTTTTTGCCAACGACAAGAACGATTCATGGGTAAAACAACTATTCGACAATCCGAAAAAAGGATGGATGCTTCACAATCTCGGTGCACTTGAGGCATTTCAACGTAGAACAACTTACGGGCATAATTTATCCGAAAGAGTTTGGAGTATCGCCAAGCAGTTCGAACGGCACATAGAATTATCCTTATCTATAGGTATCAGCGAAGGCCGAAGCGCTGCCGATATAAGCCGTGATGTACGCGTCTATCTGAATGAGCCGGACAAACTATTTCGACGTGTCCGAAATGCGTTCGGCAATCTTACCCTGTCGAAAGTGGCGCAGGCTTATCACCCTGGGCAAGGCGTTTACCGGTCATCTTATCAGAATGCTATGCGTATGGCTCGCACCGAAATAAACAGCGCTTATCGTGAAGCCGACAGTATCCGCTGGCAACAACTTGATTTTATTGTCGGATATGAGGTAAAAACATCAAAATCGCACGTACAGTGGCTGGCAAAGTTCTGGTATCCGCGCTTCAAAAAAGGGCGTGCGCCGCTGGAAATATGTGACGCAATGGAGGGAAAATATCCGAAATCTTTCAAATTCATCGGGTGGCACCCGAACTGCAAGTGCTATGCAGTGCCAATTATAGCCAACGAGGGCACGGATAGGGATTTTTGGGAGGAACCGCTGAATGAGGTCAAGGATGTGCCCGACAACTTCAAACGATGGGTCGAGGACAACACCGAAAGAATCGAAAAGGCGAAGAATTTGCCGTATTTCATAGGGGAAAACAAAAAACACTTCAATGATTCGCTGTTCATCAATCGCGATGCCGTATAACTCTTGGCAAAAGCGCAGTACGTAGGGAATAAGTTGCAAGGTGTTGCATAAGGAGTTGAGGCAAAGTATGAGGCATCGTGCACGCCTATAAACTACAAAAGCAAGAATAGCATCGTTCGCAAGGTGAAACAGGAAAGGCAAAATCTATTAACACCAGGTTTCATCGTCCATTTGGCGGACATTCTCTCCGTCACTGTAAGCACTGTTCCAAAATGAAACACCCTTTGTCCGGCGAAATAGTGCGTCGGTTAGGCGTGAGGTTGTTGCTATTCACCACATCCAAGAGGAGAAATGCAGTAAAAACGGAATGACCGACGGAAATAAGATGTGCCCCGCCGATCATTCCAACTAAAATAACACGATATGACAAAGGTACTGCACTGCGGCGCATTATGCAAATAATCGTATTAAAAATTCGTCAGTAATGCAGCATTTTTCTCTCGTTCCTCTCGCTCGAAGCTGGCAAGGTAGTTTTCCGTCGTCTTCAGATCTTGGTGGCCGAGGCTTTCCGATATGTAGGCGATATTCGCCCCGGCACGCTTCAACACCGTAGCGAACGAATGACGCGCCGTATAGGTCGATATGTTCCCAATTTCGAGCTGCTCCCCGATCATCCGCATCCGTTTATTGATTAACCCGGTAGCGGCTATTGTTTTAGCGTGGCTCTGCACCGCATCCTCCGACCCGTCGAGAATTGGGAAAATAAAGTTATTCGGTGCTGGAGTATTACCCCAGCGGTCGATAATAGCTTGCATCTGGGGAACTACCGCGACCCGGATTTCCTTACGGGTCTTAGTCGTGCGCTCGGTCTTTTGACGCACGAAACAGATTTCACCGTCCACAATATCACGATACCGCAATTTCACGAAATCGGCGACGTTGATCCCGTTACACAAGTAGAGGAACAGCCAATAATCCCGGTATTTGGCCGTTGCTTCGTTCCCATCCTCATAGCGGGCGATCTGCCCGATCTGCTCCAGCGTTAAAGCCAATTTACGGCCCTCACCGGCCTGTATTTCATATTTCCCTCGGCCGAACGGGTATTGCGCGGGTTTAATCGCATCGCATCGACAAGCATCGTTCAATATGGCTCGTAAATGGCGCATGTGTATTCCGATCGTTGTACGGCTCTTACCTTCTCCGAGTAGAAAGCGCTCATAACGTCTTACCCAATCCACCGTTATAGATTCAAGAGCAATACGATCCCCGGCAAACCGCTCCAATCCCTGTATAACAACATTATAAACCAGCATTGACCCGATACGATCCTGCTCTTTTAATTCCGCTATTTTAGCCGCAAATGCACGGTTAAGAGTATCAACCCCCGAACGTTTCAATCGCTTGTTGAGGCTATCGAATGAAAAAATACCGTCGCGTGCCAATTCCTCAACAACCCCACGAACAATTTGGTAACTGCTTTCTATATCTTTACGAACGGCCACAAGGGCGCGAACCTTCGTTGTAGTCAGACCTTCCCACTCATCCAAGGTAAGGTCTTTGCCCGTCGGATAATAGCGACGATCCCGGCGATAGGTTACACGAATTTTTACGGGGCACTTTCCGTTCTTTTTCGGATGACTCGTATCTATTATGGGCGCAACTGTTATTCCGTCTTTTGAATAGTTCAT